CGTCTTAATGCTACGGGCGGCGGTAAGTCTCTGTGCTACCAGATACCGGCTTTGCTTCGCGGAGGTGTTGCGGTCGTTATCTCTCCGCTTATTGCTCTCATGCAGGATCTGGTGACGGCTCTCAAAGAGCTTGGGATAAACGCTGAGATGCTCAATTCTTCGCTGTCGGTATCTCAGGAATCGGATGTAAAGGGAAAGCTGTGACGTGGTGAGATAGACCTGCTTTATGTTGCGCCTGAACGGCTGGTAATGGACTCGACTCTTGAGATGTTGGCTGGCGCCCAGCTTGCGCTCTTTGCCATTGATGAGGCTCACTGTGTCTCCCAATGGGGACATGACTTCCGCGAGGAATATCTCGCATTATCTATTCTGCATGAGCGGTTCCCAGATGTGCCGCGAATCGCTCTGACTGCCACCGCCGATGATCCTACCCGAAGAGAGATTATCCAGCGCCTTTGCCTGAGCGGTGCTCGTTTGTTTGTGGCGAGTTTCGACAGACCTAATATCCGCTATCAGATAGTGGTAAAAGACAACGCCAGAAAACAGCTTTTATCCTTTATAAATAGCGATCATGACGGTGATTCAGGAATAGTCTACTGCCTGTCTCGCAAGAAAACCGAGGAGATCGCAAACTGGTTGAAAGAGGCGGGCAAGAATGCCCTGCCATATCATGCTGGGTTGAGCGCGGCAGTCAGGCAGAAAAACCAGGAGCGGTTTCTGCGTGATGACGGTGTTATCATGGTTGCCACCATCGCCTTTGGAATGGGAATCGACAAACCGGATGTGCGGTTCGTAGCCCACTTGGATCTTCCTAAAAGCATTGAAGCCTACTATCAGGAGACAGGGCGTGCTGGCCGCGATGGATTGCCTGCAGATGCATGGATGGCTTATGGAATGGCTGATGTTGCTATCCATCGCAGCCTGATCGATTCCTCGGAAGCCGATGAAACACATAAACGATTGGAGCACAGGAAGCTGAGCGCTCTGCTTGGGCTGTGCGAGACCACTTCCTGCCGCAGAAGAACCCTTCTTTCCTACTTTGGAGACGAGACCGACCAACCATGCGGCAATTGCGATACTTGTCTGCATCCTGTAGAGACATGGGATGGGACTCTCGCGGCAAAGAAAGCTATTTATGTCGTAAAGCAGACTGGCGAACGGTTTGGGGCTAACTACCTGACAGAGATAATGCTCGGCAAGGTGAGCGAGCGTGTGCAGCGTCTGGGCCATGACAGGCTTTCCGCATTTGGCAGGGGAACGGAACTGTCTGAGCGGGAGTGGGCATCAGTATTTCGGCAGCTTGTGTCGATGGGCTACTTGTCAGTCGATATGGAACGATACGGTGGCATCCGCCTCACGGACGGGAGCGCGAGCGTGCTTTCGGGGAATGTGAATATAAGTTTGAGAAAAGACCATCTCGTCCGCGAGAAGAGTCGCAAGGTAAAAGCCGCAAGCAAACTGGTGGACGCGAAGGCAGTCGGAATATTCGAGGCATTGAGAGCGCGCAGGATGGAACTTGCCAAGGAACTCGGTGTGCCACCGTACGTCATCTTCCATGATTCAACTTTGAAGGCGATGGCTGAGGCAAGACCTGCGAGTCTCGATAAGATGAGAGAAATAAGCGGGGTCGGTGAACACAAATTAGCGAAATATGGAGCTATATTTCTTGTGGTGCTTAGGAATGCCTGAAATCTGAACGATTAAGGCAGGATGACGATAGCTGCTCCAATATATGCCTCAGGACTTGCTCGATCATCAGCGTCCACAGGGGTCAAGCACATAAATGTGTTCTTGACGCCATACTGGCCTAGTAACCCTGCTAGTTTTACGAGTATTGCATTCAAATGGCACATTATTTGCATCTAATATCAATAGAAGTGTCGTTTGAAATGGCGATGCAGACAAATCCCTATAATAAAGGAGATGCCAAAATGGAAGCCGTATTGGCAACAATCGTGCTTCTGCAATTGCTGATCATACTGAAGATCTGCCGTTAAATGCGGAAGCTCTCCCGCCTCATTTGTAAGAGGCGAGAGTTGCGATATATACTAGCCAGTACTGTTGGCAGGCATCAAATCTCCGAATACTTTTCACAAAACCTACCCAAGTAAATGCATACGAACGTGCTCAATAGAAGGAATCCGTAATACCGAGCAAGGTGTAAGCTCGAGTGGGAAGAAGATATCGTTGTAGTCGCATATGATCCACCATAATTCGGCGTTGTCGAGATAATGGAATGCTATGAGATCGATCCGATCACCCTCCTGCACGGTGTGGAAGACATCATCAGGTTCAGGAGTCGTATCAATGCGTGGTCTTGCTCCAAAAAATTCGTTATCCTCGTCCACATAGACTACGCAACTCGCGTACCTTGAATCGGGTCCTATCATCTTCTCACCTCTCTGTAATCGACTGACTTTGAGACTATCTCTTCGAGCGTCAGGTCAACCTCTGCGTGCTGAGGCAAGAGACTGTCGGCATCGAACATATTGAAATAACGCACCCTCACTTGGCGCACAATGCACAGGATCCCTGGGTACAGGTCTCCGAAGAAGAATAAAACCTTGTGAGGTGCATTTCTAAGCATCGTCGCGGCGTGCTCTGGGTAGAGAAGTGACTGCAGCCAGGCCACTTTCTGCTTCACCGGTCCTTTGAAGAAAGAAATCTGAAATGATATCTTTCTCGCCTCTCCCGCCACATACTGATACCTTGGGTGGCTTATTCCGGGCACCTTTATCGAGGTGAAATCCGTGCTTTTTTCATCTGAAATCTCGTACGGGTTGTGTTGAAACTCGAGCGATTCCCGCGTTACCACATCTACAAGATAGCCGGTTGTTTTTGCTAAATTTTGCGCCAAAGCTTCACCTCACGTATCTCAATGACCGGCTTACCAAGCTTTTTAGCGTGCTCGATCTCCCGTTGCATGCCGCTCGATATGCCGTCTCCTGTGTAAACCCAGACTTCATCGCAGGCATCCATAAAGCACAGCCCAAGATCAATGCCGCGTTCACGCTCTGTCGGATTCTCGTCGTTCAGAAATAGCGTGTAGAGCAAATGTGGTGCAAACGGAGCATGCCCGGCGTCGATGGCCATGCGGCATATCATCTTGGCTGTTTCGATGTTTCGTAGAACCTCTCCGGCATAACGGCTGCAGACGAATATACGCTTTTCAGGAGCCTTACAAGGTTTCATAATTCTTAACTTTTCTTTCTCGCATGTCTTTGTAGACACTCTGTGCTATCTGCCGTCCGTCCAACTTCGTCGTTACCGATACTTCAATCGGTCGGTCGCCAAGATTGTCCAGCTTGCCGAGGATTGCTTCGAATATTGACCTCAGGTCGTCAGTATCGGATGATAAGGTTGCGCCGGTGTTCTGCCTGGAGGCAAGTGAGCCGCGTTTGACAGCCAGCAATCGAGATCTGCGAGATGTAACGTCTTCGCGAATGCTTGCTGGGACACTTGGGACAGGCCCTATAGCAGCCGGAGTGAGCGCTAGAGTTGATGCAAGTGCGGTTGCTGGAATGCCGATGCTTATAAGGTCTCTGGCATTCGACAGGCTGTTTTCGAGTGCCTTTGCAGGCAGTTCTGATGCACGGGCGATACCGGCGCTGAACGCCTCAAGCATTGCCATACCGCTTCGGGTGAGCGCCGAGAGCGGCCCTTCCTGCGCATCCGAGAACGGCAGGAGTCTTCTGAGCCGTGATAGTGCCGATCTTGCCGCCTCGTACGGAACACTAACCGCCGAGCGGATTCCGCTTGCGATAGTCGTCATAATGGAGCGACCACTCTGGAACGCCGCCGATATCAGGCTCGATGAGCTGGAGATGATATATGAAAATGCATTTGATGCTGCTCCTCGAACAATCGACCAGGCAGATGATGCTCCGTTTGCCAGCCCGTTGAACTTCGCCCGCAGCCAGCCTGCGGCATTCGATTAAACTGAGGTGATGCTTGACCAAGCCGATGCCGCCGATCCACGAACGCGCGACCATACGGATCCTGCGAAGCTGCCTATCTGTGAGAATGCGCCGGAGACTGTGGAAACAAGGCCGGACCCAAGAGAGCGCATCCCTTCCCAGACCCAGCTTGCAGCATCGAGCATGTTTCTGAACACAGCACTCAGAATTTGACCAGGGAGCGAAATCACCGAGAGCATACCCTGAGCGAGTGTCCGCAGGATTGCCGCGCCTGAAGCCGAAATACTGGAAAGTGGTCCCTCCCGAGCGTCCGAAAACGGCAGCAGCCTCCTGAGCCATCCGAGTGCCCGCTTCAGCATCTCAAAAGGGTATCTTGCTGCAGACCAGATGCCCTGGCCGAGCGTGATAAGTATTTGCTTTCCTGCCTTGGTAAAGTTGATTTGCCCGGAGATGAGCGAGCGGATCGTGCTAAAGACACGAGCTATCGTGTTCACAATGGGCAGATTCTGAAACGCGGCCAGAATGGAGTTCGCAGCCGATCCGAAGAAGCTTTCAACTGAGGAGAACACATTCTGAAGCCAGTTCCAGGTCGTAAATGCCACATCCCGGACCCAAAGAAATGGTGTGGCAAGGAAGTTGAATACCGCGCGGCCGATGGACTTCAGCCCATCGACCACCGAAATGTCGCCTGTGATCATCCGCCACACTGTATATGCGACACGGCCGACCATCAACAGCCCCTGCACCAACATCCGAAGCGGCAATAAGAATTTGTAGACATAGGGAGCGGCCGTAACAAAAGCCGCGACTATGGTCTTTCCAAACCATGCTACAGCTCGGACGATTATAGCTAGTATCCGGATCGTCCAGGAGAGGGGATAGACGATGAACTTGATGACGTATGCCGCAACCTGCGCAATGATGCCAAGAATAGTGCCAAGTGTCTGGCCGAAGCTCTTGAACGATGATGCATCTACTGCGGTCGTTGCCAGACCAAAAGCCGCGAACACAGAGCCAAGCGCCTTTCCCAACTGGCTAAGCGCCCCCATCAACGTGCGCACCACAGGCTCAAGGATTGCCCGTATCTTCCCAAAGACCGATGAGAACGCCTGCCACAGTCCCGTGAGAAACTGTCGTACCCGGTAGTAGACTTGGAACACAGTGGTGACGAACTTCATCAATCCGGCAGCTTCGAGTTTCTTTGCAAGCTCGGCGGACATTTGGCCGCTGCCGCCCGATAGCGAACCGATAAGCGCCCGAATGCCCTGAAATGCGAGGCTCACTCTGTTCCATGCGCCAATTATAAAGTCGCGTATTCCGCCAAAGTTGGTCTCCCATGCCTTCTTCAGAGCAATCGCGGCAATGACCACCGCGGCGATCACGGCCACAACAGGCCAGAAGGATGCTCCCATCCCTGCAAGCATCGGGCCGAGTGCGGCGATACCTGCTTTAACCGCCGGAAGCATAATGCCGACCGTTCCCAGTGCGGCCGTAATGCTGCCTGCCACAACGAGCACTAATCCCAGTGCGGCGCATAATGTAAGTATTACTCTGGTGACCCCCGGAGCCGATTTGGCAACGCCCTGCAGATGAAGAATAAACCGGGAAACCGACTGAAAGGCTGGGATGACGACCGGAAGAAACGTTCGGCCGAGTATCTCCGCGAGGTTAGCGGTCTGCTGCCGCACTAGCGTAAACTGCGAGCCTATGTCGGCATTCATTGCCTGAGCCATCTCTTCGGTGACCGCTGTGCCGGACTTCATCGCCTCCTCGATGCTCTTGATGTTGCCCTCTAACTGGTCGAGTCCCATCGACATCTGCAGCAGAAAACGCACGGCTTCGTCACTGCCGAATGCCTTCTTCAGCTTTACCTGCACCATTGCATCGGAAAGATCAGGGAACCCATGCTTTAACTCTTTGAGGATCGAGACTATATCCTTCAATCTGCCTGTTGGACCGATGAAGGAGAGTCCGAGATCTTTGCCTGCTTCGGCGACCTTGAGCATGAATGCTTTGTACAAGGTACCAGCTTCGCTTCCGGGCATAGTCGTCTGAAGCTGGCCGAGTATCGCCATCTGCTCCTGGAGTGGAATGTTAGAAGCTGCCGCTATTGCGCCGATGTTTTTGATGGCTTCTGCCATCTGCGGACCGGTCGTTTTGAATACAGCCACGGTCTGGGCGAGAGCACCAGAGAACATTTTGGCCCAGCCCATGTCCGACATATCGGACATGATTGGTTTGAAGATTCCGTAGGCTGTGGTGAATGTCTCGACCATCTCCTGGGTGGTGGCCTTGGTTGCCTTGCCGGTTATGGCCGCCATCGCAGCGAACGTGCCGACAGCAGTGTCCGAAAGATTGGCAAGTGCAGACTTCACATCATAAGCCGCCGTGATGAACTCAGCCTTGCTTGCACCGGCCCATTGATTGGTGAACGACTCCGCCGCATCCTCCATCGCTTGAAAATCCTTCACACCAACGGATGCAAGTTCACCGAGCGCCTTCTGGGTCGCGGCTGTGGATGATACCAAACCGGTCGGGATCGCCAAGAGTGCAAGCCCGGCCCCAACCAGCATCGTGCCTTTCTCGATGAGACCGAGATTGCGGGTCATGTTCACGCCTGCAGCCTCGACAGATGCATCGAGAGTCTGCATCGAGGACTGGATGCGGGATGCGTTCTGTGTAAAGGCATCTTTAAGGCTGACTATTATGCCAAGTCCGAGGTCGTTCATCTCTTGTGTCTGTCTAACTGCTCTCGTTCAAAGTCAAGCTGCCGCTCAAGAGCCTCAACGAAATCCCGTCTGGTCTTAAGCGACAGCTTCGCTACCTCGGCATACTCCCAGTGAAGCCCGCCGTAGGCGAGGAAGAAGGCGTCGGCTATGAGCGAACACCTGGGAATAAAAAAGAGGGTTCTGCCTCCAGCTTCGTGCGAATAAGCGTGCCGCAGGATTCACACCCGCACTCGATGTTGGTATCTATTCCGGCATCGACTCGGAGCATCTCGGAGCGCAGCGCTGTTCGGTCTCTCATCGACATTTCAGCGAACGCTTTCTTGCTGGGAGCAGCGCCGTCTATCTCCAAAATTCGGATCATCATTGCGGATGTGATGTTCGGCTCCTGCATCTGTGCCAGTCGCTTCTCTTTGTTACCGTCGAGATGAATAAACTTCACTTTCTTGCCGGAGCCGGGCAGCGTGAATGTGAACTCCCTCTCTTCGCCATAAGGTATGACCACCAGATCGTTCAGGTTAACGATAATATGGTTCTTCACCCGGCAAGCCTGGTTTGGACAGACCAAATCAAGTTCCACTTCGTCGCCGAGCGACACCTGCCGAAGCCTTACAAGCGTGAACAGCCGGTCGCCGGAGAGCATGTTCAATATATCGTTCAGGGTAGGCTGTTCGCTTTCACCCAAACGGAGGATGCAGTTTGCGAGCACACGGTTTACCGCGTCGCCGCTACGAATCAGCCGCTGGTTGGTCAAGAGTTCCTCTTCCGCTCCGGTCATTTCTCGTATTTCTATCACAGCCCCGCTGGGCAGTTCAAATGTATACATATGCATCTCCTAAATCCAGTACTGGTAGCAGATTGTCAGCTTTTCGATAGTGTTGTCGGAGCTTCCGCCTTCGAGTTCGTCGTATTCGAGGATTTTGACCCATGCGCCTATTAGAGTCCACCGGCGTGTTTCGTTTCCGGCCCTGTCGTAGCGCACGATGTCGATGTCGCGCATGTAATCTTCGGGAAGGAGGCCGACTCCCAGGTTAACATCAGCCTGAAGCCTGACCCAGTCACGTGCGGACTCATCGGAACCATCGGCAAGCACACCATTGGGTAGGAAGCCGGCGAGGTGGTCTTGCGACTCCTTTTCCGACAACCCCCCTACGAACCGTGCGTGACACTTTCGCGTCACACGGCTCTCCCAGTATTCCAATCCTTGAGAGGTTCACAGTTTACCGTTGTGTATCGTTTCGTGGCAGTTGCGACATACCACCAGGGTCTTGCGTTTCCTGGCAGACATGATCTGCATCCAGAATGGTTTCTCCTGTTGTCCTGGGATATGCAGGTCTTTTAGCGCCCGAACATGATGGACTTCCACCCGTTCGTTGCTCCCGCATAGCTCGCAGGTATCGGCGAGTAGCCGTGTGAGTATTTCGCTTCTGGATGCGCGGACTATGCCCGTCGGTATGTCCTCGATCACTGCATAAGGTTCGCATTGCAGTGAGAGCCCACCGAATCGTGCAACAAGCGCGGACTTGCCTTCTCTGGGCACTGTGACTTCCAGACACTTCCGTGGGCCATACGGGAACTTCACAACTGTGCGATATTTCTTCGCCATCTTGCCCAGCGTGCTTTTATGCTTGCAGGCGAGTGTCTTCAGCAGTGAAGTCTGCATAACCCAGTGAAGCCATCCAAGCCATGCCAGATTTGCAGCCAGCTTGTAGTATTGCACATAGCCCCGATACTGCGACTGATAGGTTGCCACGATGGAATAATCGCTGTCGTTAACGATTTCCGGTCGGTGCATAACCATACCGTCGTGCATGAACTGCGAGCATTTTTCTTCGACAAACTTTGCTGGAACGCGAAGGCCGATCCGCCCATTGATGGAACGTCTCCCCTTGCTGTGCTTGGTATCGTCGCTATAGGTGACGATATCGTATCCCAGGAACTTTGCCGCGTGAGTGCTGGCCTGAGTTATCAGGGTCTTTTCTTCCGAAAGCTCAAGGTTCAGGTGCTCCTTTAGGAAGCTTTCCAGATGATCCTTGATTTCTCTGGCCTCGGCGACTGGTCCGATAAATCCTATCAGCCAGTCGTCCGCATACCTCACGTATTGGAGTCTGCGGTAACCTGGGTCACTTGTGTCCACGGAGGGCATTTTCTGGTACTGTGTCTCCAGTTCCCGTGCCTCTTCGCGTCGCCCGGTCTTCCGCAGATACCATGCTCGCTTGCAGAGCTGATCATATTCGGCGTTGTCTTGTCGTTTCTTGCCACGTGTATACGTAGGGATGAGTGTCTGTTCGACATACCGGTCCAACTGGTCAAGGTAGATATTGGACAGAATCGGTGAGACGATCCCGCCTTGCGGGACGCCGCTCATCGTGCAGTTGTATTTCCACTGCTCCAAATATCCTGCCTTCAGCAGGTGCTCAATCAGTCTGAGGAAACGGTTGTCAGCGATTTTCTTGCGGAGAATTGACATCAGGATATTGTGATCTATGTTGTCAAAACACCCGCGCAGATCGCCTTCCACGAACCATTTTGTACCCGTCCATTCGTGCCGCACTGTTCTTAGGGCAGTGTGACACCCTCGGTCGGGTCGAAATCCGTGGCTGGTGTCGGAGAACTGCGGCTCATAATATGCCTCAAGAATCAGGCGCATTACTTCCTGCAGCAGTTTGTCCGACCATGTTGGAATGCCAAGGGGCCGGGTCTTCCCGTTCTTCTTGGGAATCTCGGTCCGCCTGACCGGCGTCCATCGATACCTCTCGTTGCGCAGTTGCTCGATTATGGTGTCGATCTTCCGCAGGGACATTCCATCCACCGTTTCTTCGGTGACTCCGCGAGTCATTGCGCCGTGATTTGCATAAATCCGGCTGTATGCTCGCAGGTAGAGACTTGGATTGAACAGTTGTCGATATACATCATCCAACGGTAAACCGCGTTTACCACGTTCTCGGATGACAGCCAATACAGTTTCGGCGTTTCGCATCTCGCGTACCTTTCTGGTTTGCACTGTCGGAATACCTGTTCCCCTTCGCCATGTACGCGGCTTTCCCGCGCTCAGACTACTATGAGAACTCTGTAGCCATAGGGCTCGCGCCCCTTAGGCCATCCCGTGTTTCATCGGTAAGTACTTGGTAGCACGACTTAGGTGGTCCACTCATCCTTTGTTCGGTCTCATTGACCGTTGATTGACCCTGGAGAGGTCGGGGTGTCCGAAAAAGGTAGACTCCCCGCAGGTCATGTCCCGTTTAGACGTTGTAGGGACAGGTGACACTTATACACCATCGGGATTGGACTTTAAGCAGTTTAGCCTTCACCATATCGCGCAGGTCTTGCGGAACGAAGCCTTCAACGTCTTCTCTGCCCCTTCCGCTTTGCCAACATGCTGTGTTCCCCTAAGCCTTTCGGCATCAGGTAAGTTGGCCGACCTATAGACATTCCTCTCAGTCTATCCCGCCTGTGACGGGGATACATTACCGACTTGCACGGCGCACTTTCTCAAGAGTGATGTCCTCGAACTTCATCCGACCGGCTACCTTCTGGTCGAACATGGAACCAGCCGGGGCGAAGGCCACTTCCTCGAACTCGGTCTTCGGTTCCTGACCCTTACGAAAGAGAGCCACGTCGAACCCGTTTATCTCGATGGCAAACTGCCAGTTCTGATACAAACTATGGGGCATAGTCACTTCCATCTAAAACACCTCCCTGAAGTCGGCGCCGGTAGCCGTGAGGACGAAGTTCAGTTCCACGAACTCGGCGGTCTTGGTGGGCTTTACGAACACCCTGGCGACCATCCGGTTCTGGTCAATCATGGCGGGAGTGTTCGTCTCCTCGTTGCACTGGACTCTGAAATCGTACAGCCCGCCCCTGCTCTTGATGTTCGAGAGGAACGGGTTCATAAGCCTGATGAGCGCGCGCCAGGTCCGAGGGTTGTTCGGCTCGAAGACCACGAACTTCGCAGACTCTGAGATAGCCTCCTCGACGTACATCATAAGGCGGCGCACATTGATGCGGTCTGTCGCCGAAGGCTGTGACTGAAGAGTCTTCTGTCCCCAGATGTTTATGCCGGTGTCGGGAAAACTCGCGATGACGTTGATGCCCTCCGAGTAGAGCGCGTCCCGTTCACCACGGCTGGTCTTGTAACCAAGTGAGAGCACACCGAATATGCGTCCCCGGTCTATCCCTGCCGGAGCATACCATACGTCCGTCTTCTCATCACTTCTTGCGATGCA